ATGGCATTAAGCGACACCAAACTAAGAAGCCTTTTTAATAAACCATACTCAGGAAAACCAGAGTTAACCGATGGTGACGGACTTAGCGCTCGCATATCCCCTAACGGAACAATAGCATTTCAATATAGATATCGCTGGAATGGTAAGGCTGTCAGGTTGACTGTCGGCCACTATCCAGCAATATCCCTAAAAGAGGCTAGGGTCATTATTGGAGATATGCGTGAATTGTACACTAAAGGGATTGACCCCAAAATATATTTTTCAAAAGGTGAGACCGAGGCGTCATTAAAAGATTGCCTAGATTACTGGTGGGATAAATATGCGTCACAGCTAAAACCGAACACCAAAACATTATATAAGTCGATCGTGTACAACACGATGTACACACAATTTTCAAATACTCCTGTTGCTGATGTACCCATTTCATCGTGGGTTAAATTTTTCGATAAACAAGAAAAGACAAACCCAAAGAAGGCTAGGGTGCTTTTAATGCAACTCAGATCTGTTATTAACTGGTGCATTAGTCGTCAATTTATTTCATCTTGCGAAGTACTTAAGTTAAGCCCTAAAACTATTGGCAAAAGGCCCGATATTGGTGATCGAGTTCTTACGTACACAGAACTCGCCAAAATCTGGCTTGCTTTGGAAAACTGTAAAATTGTCACTTCCAATAAACTGCTTCATCAGATGCTGATGCTTTATGGTTCTCGTCTTTCTGAGATGAGGCTGGCAAACGCATCTGAATTCAATATGGAAGATATGATCTGGACAATGCCAAGAGAGCACTCGAAAATGGGTAATATTATTAGGCGTCCAATATTCAAACAGGTAGAGCCATATATAGAAAGGTTACTAAATAACGGTAATGAGATTTTATTTGCTGGTCAGGAGATAGATAAAGCGATAGATAGGTCGTCAGCTAATAAATTCATGAATAAGCTTAGAAAATCAATTGATATTCCTGAATGGCGTACACATGACTTTAGACGTTCTATTGTGACTAACCTATCTAGTGAAGGCGTGATGCCCCATGTGACAGAAAAGATGCTGGGGCATGAACTTGGCGGGGTAATGGCTGTTTACAATAAACATGATTGGATAGATGATCAGAGAAGCGCTTATGAGATGTATGCAGATAAAATATTCTGGCATGTTAAGAAGCTGGCTTCTGGTTAATTCCACCGTTATCTATCCATTGCTGTATCGCTGATTTTTTATATTTTGCTGGTCGAGACAGGACTGGCTTAGGAAATCCACACTCTTTCTTTAAGCGCCACAGTGCAGTTCGCTTAACGCCGATCCATTCATAAACATCCTTTTCTACAATTAAATCTGAGTTAGTCATTTTCATTCTCCTATCCATTCTTCCTTTTATACTGTTCATGATCATCACCACAATCTTTACTACAATACGCGCTATTAGGTGCGACTGGTTCTTGGTGACGCCAGATACACATTCCGCTATATGATTTAATTGCTGCCTTGCGATTTGATAATGATACTTGAATATATAGTTCGTTTGTTTCATTTGCTGAGTCGATAATGTCCATAATTACGCTTGCCCTGTTTCAATTAAATAAATTACTAAACATAGTGCTATTAACCCTGAAAATTCAGTAAATGTCATAATTCATCTATGCTATTTTCCATTCATTTAATATTTTATTGCCGATATTTAATAAATAATTTCTATTTACAGTATTGATTATTCTGCGAGGAGTTACATAAGGTCGCCATATTAAAAACATAGAACCTTTATTATTTCCGCTAACTGGCTTTTTTGTTTCTGCATTAATAAAAGATATTCGACCTCCCGTAATTAATCTTACTTCATCAACTGTTTCTAATGCTGATTCATACCAACCCACAGAAGTATCAGAAGGAACTAACATAACAATAGGCTGTAATTGCTTTTTACATTGCTCAGTGGCTTTATTTACCCATGGCTGAATATCTGAATAGGGCGGATTCACCCAAATAGCCCCGTAACTTTCCCAGTCGCAATTCAACGAGTCGTCTTTTTCGGTGAGGTAATGAGAACAGAGAGCATTATTTTTATCGGCAGCGGCATCTAAATAAAAACCAAATTCAGCGTCCAATGGCGTAAATAAAGGTAGGGGTGTTTGCCATCTATCACGCAATTCCTTTGGTGTGTGGCTACCTCCGTAATCAGCCTTCATTCTCCGCATCCTTCATACACAAGAAAATAATCATTGCTGCTTTTAATGGGTTGCTAATACTACATTCTATATTTCCGTCATTAGTTGCAAACTGGAACTTCCTATCTTGATATACAAGACTAATTCCATATGCATTGATAATTACCCACGCATTATTTACTGTGCAGCAAAAATCCAACTCACACCCTTTTTTGCTTATTATATCTCCGTAATTATGATTTGAGGGAACATTCCAAATCAACTTACCTACATCGCTCGCAATAAATAAATGTGGTAGCAAACCTAACGCTTCAGCAACCTTTTTATTAATCTCAAAGTCAGATAGTTCGGTGTATTTATTCATTGATTACCATCCTGTAATTTCTATATCGTCAGAGTCAATAAACCAAGGTTCTATTTCGTCAATCCGAATCCCCATATCATCCAGCGAAGGATAACCATCAATTCCTTTATCTTTAGACCAGTCGAATTGCTCGGTAAGCCATTCTTCATCCTTGAAGTTATTGAATGCTATTTGCTGGAAGCACTCAGCACAGAACATTGCAAAACCTGCTTTCTCATGGCTACCGTGTATATCAGCTCTATATTCATCACCAGAATAGAATTTATTAATTTGTTCACATGATTTTTTAAATTTATCTTCATCGATAACAGTGACAATCATTTCTAAATCTTTTTGCCACGAACCAGAACTTATTTTAATTTGTCTCATCTGTATATTTCTCCACAAACAACCTCAACATTCCTCACTGACATTAAATATTCAGCGCGTTTATTGCATTCCGATTGCGTGTATAAATCTTCCGTTACAGGCACAGCAGAACCCTGTATTAGCATGAGTAATACATATCCGATTATTAGTTTCATATTTAATCTAAAATAAATAGAGGGTAAATATCGTCTTTTATTTCTGGGTTTTTATTATTAAATTCTACCCATTCATTTAATACTGTATGAGATACAGTTAAATCCAGAGGTCTTTGCATTCCTGTATGTCTGGCAAATGCTACTGGCTCTAATTTAGTTATTCTCTCCAGCTCATCACACAATGCAATAATGACTTTGTTTTCTGGTTCTTTATTATCTGCAATCATGCCTTTGGTATAATCGATTAATACTTGAAGTTCATTTTTATTCATCTTTTATTTTCACTCCATTGCTGATTAATTCGTCATGAATATCACTTATTGCAGTGTTATACCCGTCGTAAAAGTTAGGACTCCCAGAATCTTCAGGGTTAGGCTCTGGCAATTCAATCTCCAAACTCTCGCGTGATGCTTGCCATGCAATCCACATTAAATCTACATATTGGTCAGCGTAATTTAATCCGTTATTCACTGTTTCAAATTTATTGTTTATTTCCTCGTCGTCCATGTGAAATTTAATAAACTCTTCAAATTGCTGTCTTGATTTATCCATCACTCCACCTTTTAATGTGATTCATTACAAATTTAGTTACTTTCCGTATTTGTCGCTTTGTCGGTCTGGCTGGATATTTTATTTCCGCTGGAAGCCTTTCATGATCACCAACTATAAATAATGAGAAGTGATAATCATTGATGTATGGGGCAGTATTGGGAGTCATATAAAATACATGTTTTCGTAAGTTCATCACTCCACCTTAATCTTCTGTCTTCACATACCAATCAACAAGATTATCAATTGCAGTATTGATATATTCTGATTGTTCTTTTTCGGTTAATTTATCCCATTCGTCCTCAGTAATACCCAACCCACATTCAGAGTCAGAGCCAACCTTATTTGTTCTTGCAACTAAAACCATCTGCTTACTCATATTCATTCCTCTTCATTGCATCCCTGCGCTGAGTACGTGAGTTGAATTACATGATTAACACGCCATTCCTTAGCGTGATATCGGCTGGTGTAACGCCTAGTTCTTTTGCTACTTCGTTTTTGAGGGATAAGTATTTCAGCATGAAATTAGGGTCGATGATTTCTTCTGCACGCACCTCTTTACCAATAAAACTAAATAGCCCGCTGAAATATGATCCGTGTCGCGTGTAATCATCATTCAGTAAATCGTCGATTTCCTCTTCATTAATAGTTACTTTATCCATATCAGCACCAACAATTAACTTTGGTTCGTAATCAATACTCATGGTTATATCCTTTGGTTAAATCACATAAATAGCGTGGCGTGGGTAGGGGAGTCCGATAGGAGCGAAAGGTATAGAATCATCCCAATCTTGAGGTGGCTCACCTTGCGGTGCTTGCGGCGCTTGCGGTTGCTGTGGTTGACCCCATCCTTGATTCCGCTGTGGTTTCTGGCCTACTGCCTGATTACCACCGTTACTGCCTAACATCTGCATTGTGCCACCGATATTCACCACAACTTCAGTGCTGTAGCGATCTTGACCACTTTGATCTTGCCATTTACGTGTTTGTAATTGACCTTCAATATAAACTTGTGAACCTTTACGCAGATACTCGCCTGCAATTTCTGCTAATTTGCCGAAGATGCAGACTCGATGCCACTCGGTTTTCTCCTTCATCTCACCAGTCTGCTTATCGCGCCACGATTCCGATGTGGCTAGTGTGAGATTAGCGACTGCGCCACCTGATGGCATATAACGGATTTCTGGATCCTGCCCCAAGTGACCGATGAGAATACATTTATTCACGCCTTTACTTGCCATATACACTCCATTGATTGCCAAATTGAATGCCTAACTTGTTTAACCCCTGATCCATTACTTCGATGAACTCAGGCACTAACTCGTCGAATTCTTTCATCATTTTTTCGTCACGCTCAACAAGGAAATATGCGATTTCTTTCCCTGCCGGCATGCGTGGGTCAAAATTTGCAAAGTGCCAGATATCCTTACCTGTAACCCACATGGAATATTGAACTTGAGCCACATATTCCTTTTTCATTGCATTGATGCCATTCAATGCTAAGTCTATAAATACGTCCGTGTTATTAGGGCATTTAAGCTCTAATCCAGAGCCATCACTGCAAATGCCGTCTGGTGAGCAAGCTATCCGTAGTTGCTCATCTTTAAATATTATTGGCACTTCCTTTGCCGTTAATCCGGTGTAAAACTCGAATGTCATCTTTGCTTCTAATTCGTAGTTTTTACCCCATTTCAGCGTCCTTGCTGATACTTCCTTGTAAACTCCTGTACAGACTTCACCAATAAGGGTGTTTAAATATGTTTTCTTTGTGTCTGTCCATTTTTTCCCTGACTTTGGCTTAGAGATAACCTTCCATGCCTCAGAGGCAGTTACTACACCGAGCCTGATAGACATCCATTCTTCGCTTCCTTGCTCTACTTTGGTTAAATCGATGCCTGTTTTGCTTAGAATGATGTCATTACTAATCATTTCCCTTCTGCCTTTTTCCTTAGCATGTCGATAATGGTATTGGCTTCAAATGCGGTTAATTGCTCTGGATGGGATATTTGATGGTTGAATTTTTTACTAATAAATGCGAAGAACGTGTCACTCCATTCGCCATTAACTTTAAGCATCAAGTCCGTGATAGCCTTTAATTGATCTTCACTTGCTGGCGTTATGTCCTTTGATTTATTTGCTGGCACATCAAAATCATTGCCTTCGCCTGCCTCGGTGTTCACATAATCAATGGCTTGATCTAACCTTTCACGACGAGGCCAGTATTTGCTCGCTCTTTTCACGATTGTTTTACGAGCCATCTCATCCCACCATGTTTTCCATGGACCATTTCTTGATTTACTTGTAGCTTCAACAGCTTTTATCTCATCCAGCCTCATCTCTTCCGTGAGATAGTCACCACTTGCTGTTTTCACTGTGCAATAACCACCAATAACACTACCTCTGTCACTAAATGCGTTATATTTGTGGGTTGGCGGGGTGTCTAGGCCATTGGATTCATAAACATCATTTTCATGGACTAACTTGCATTGACCCCATTCGATAGCTTGAGTCACTTGAGCTAGGTGCATGAGGCCCATATAGCTGATATCAAGGCAAACAAAACCCTTTCTTGGTACTAAATACGCCAGCTTACTTGCTGGATTTAATGTAATCCCAATAGCCGCCACGTTAATAATGGCATTCTGAGCACTAGCGGGGTTTTCCATAGCCACTCTTGCTAGCTCGTCATTTCGTTGGAATGCCTGAATTGCAAACTGGCTTTCCTTAGCCCATGTGATCGTTTGATCGGTTAGTGCGTTACAAAACAATGACTCTTGTTGTTGCACAAACTCAATAATTGACGTGCTCACAATATCTCCTTATCTATCCCGATCTGAATAGCTGTTCTAATTCCATCTAAAACCGCATCCAGTGCTTGGGGACTAATTTCAAATACAGGATTTAACTTCCTTGCTAAATCCATACATAACAGTTCTTCGGGTAGGCTATCCATAACCTCATCAACTGATATTTTCTCTTCCTGAGAATTAACAAACGCTTCTCGTTCCATTTGGCGTTCGTACCAGTCGTTTCTGAGTCCGTAGGTGTTGGTAATCACGCAACCCTCCTTAGCTTAGAAACTCGCAATATCCTGTTAATAAAGGCTTCCTTGCCTATCGCATTGATAATCCTTTCAAGCGATTCATCGTCACAATCGAGTACATATTCCATTGCCTCAATTGAGTCTATTTCCGTTAATTTAGCCAACTCACTGAAACTTCCTGTCTCAATACTAAGCTTGCTACTTTCGTCAAATTCCATGACTGTTTTATCGTGAATTACCCGAGTTCCGTTCGAGTAGCTGTATGAAATTTTCATAGCTACCTCAACTTACAAATGTCGGTATTACGCCAACGGTTGTCACAATGACCACAGCTAAACTGAATAACCATGGGTTTGTACGCTTATTTTTACGTGCTTGAGGCGTAGTGATACGCACCGCCATGCAATCACGCATAGCGCTGTAATAGTTAGTTTTCATGGTGACCCCGTTAGATGAGAGATAAGGCGGTTATCTGGTGTTGGCGAAGTGAAGGTGTATTAATTTATTTTTAATGATTTGAATTTTATTAGTGTGTTTTTTTATTGAGTAATGTATTTATAATCGCTTTTTCAAATGATGATTTAATTGAATTTTCTCCAACTAAATTATCTGAGAAGTTATTTAGTAATAATTCTAATTCTGGAGTTTCTTCATGAACGTATATTTTTGTTTTTACTTTAACATGTGGTGATTTAATTCCATGTTCTAAAGTTAATTTTACGTTAATAACGACACTGGTTTTTTGTTTCATCATTTTTATTTCCTTTTAATGAATATAATTAATTACGAAATGTCTTGTTTATATATCTAAATATAGGGTGGGTTACTGCTGAACGAGGGATGTCATACTCCCTCCGTTATTAACTAAACACGTCTTGCTACTTGCCTAGCGAATTTCTTTGTGTGCCCAAGAGCTATCAAGCGCTTTACTTCAACATCTCGCCTGTGTTTTTTCTCAGCTTTGCTGTTATAGGTTGAATAAAAACTCATTCGGTCATGCTTGCTCTCCATCTCTATCTCCTATCTATTAATCAACTCACCAGACATTGATAATCCACACTCTCGCAGTGGACGCGCTCATGCCCTTGAGTTCATCTTTCGTGGCTTAGGCTTGGTATTCCTAATACGCGTAACCACACATCTTTTAATCCGTAACCCTCACCAGATGTGAAGCTGGCTCTCATAGAGACTCGGGAGCAGGTCATAACCCTGCAATTGCTACCTTTCGGTTACTGCGGTCTATCCGCTTACTTGTTACATAAATCCTCCGGTTCAAACGGTGCTTTTTGTTAGGCGAGACCGATTTATCGCCTTTGATTTATTGGTCTAAAAAAGTTATCTCACCACAGCCCACAGAATGGACTGTAATTAGTTAACTGTGCCTGCTTTTAGCCACGTCAGGCGAGGTGGTTCCTTACTTTCCACAGTCAAGGAAAATTGATATATTGGTTATTCCACAGTCAATATAGGAATGTTTTATGTCAGATGTAGTAATTGATCCAAAAGAAAACCCTGAATTAGCGGCTCAGCAATTAGTTATAGAATTGATTAAGGCTGAAAAAACAGCCATGATTAATGGAGCGGCGTCAAGATCAACAGTTGAGTCGATCATATTTGCTCACCAAAGTTTTACTAATTACTTTAAAAAACTTAAAGATAATTAATTGTCTTGATATAGCGTTATAAAAGCCACTGCCACAGAGCGAGCAAGTTCTTCTGCTTGCTCTTTATCTGGATTGTTATTAGTTATTAAACATGCCAATGTTTGGCTTGCAATCTCTTGAATTTTTACTGGTAACTCTTCAACTTTCATCTTACTTCTCCTATCTCGCCGTCACCCCGAACTCACTGCTCGGCTGTTTTTTCAGTTTTAATGTTTTGCGTGTATCTGGTGCTGATTTGAGCATTAGAATCAAGTTAGCTATCGGGCAGTCCGTGCCGCTGTATGCCTTATATGGCTTATTTCTACGCTCGGCGATCCATGCTTCACGTCGTCTCAAATTCCATCGTTGTTTAGAGTTCATGTTGGATTTCAT